CAGTTCTTTTTGCTCGGCCTTTGGCGCTTCAGGCTCAAACAACTTGCCCTGTGCGTAGGCTTGCTCAATCCGCCGGCAGGCGATGTCAAAGTATTTCGGCTCAATCTCTATGCCGATGAACTTGCGGCCAAGTTGAGCGCAGGCGACGCCAGTGGTGCCGCTGCCCATGAAGGGATCGAGGATGCTCTGCGGGTTGCCGATCTGGTCAATGCACCACGCCATCAGGCGGACTGGCTTTTGCGTCTGGTGATGCGTGCCATCCAGCAGCAGTTCAACGCGATTCATCGTGTTTATCCGCATGGCGCCGTTAGCGGATGTCCACGCCAGTTCGCCGTCCGACTGATAGATGCGCTGACCCTTATCCCAGACAAGCCATTTGCCAGTAGCCGGCAGCAAGTCGGCGAAGTAGTTGCCGCCCCAAATAACGTGCGAAGTCGCGGCGTCTAACATCAAGCGAAACGCAAGCTCGTCAGGGCGCGACACATCCCACCCCATGAATTCATGCGCCTTCCGCCCTCCGTGTCCACCTGTCGTCGCAATCTGTCCGTCCTTGCCGATGCCATACGGCGGATCAGTAATCACCGCATCCACCTTCGGCAGCTTCGGCAGAATCTCAAGGCAGTCTCCGAGATACAGCGTCGCGTCGCCGATGCGTTCAACTCTGCTCACGCTTCCACCTTCGCCGCCGTCCTGCCGGCCCTGCGCCACATCACAGAACTCCCTCAAAACATTCATGCACGAGTTCGTTGAAGTCTTTTCTCGCAGCGTCCATCGCAGCGGTCCACGCAGCGTCCAACGCAGCGTCCCACGCAGCGGTCCTCGCAGCGGCCCACGCAGCGGCCCACGCAGCGGCCCACGCAGCGTCCCTCGTAGCGACCCTCGCAGCGGCCCTCGCAGCGGCCCACGCAGCGGTCCTTATCGATTCTTCCCCTGTCATCAAGTAGTCAAGCACCACATCGGGCGCATTCCACAAATGCACAACCGACAGTGCCTGCATTCTTGCGAAGTAGCTAAGCATCTCGGTTGCGTCCATCCGCGCAACGATCATTCGCCGCGAACAAACCAGCTTGTCAGTGTCATGCAGGATTTCTCCGTCACACTCGACTAGGCAAAGTGTTTCGGCTGGCGCGTACTGCAACGCATCGAACGGCTCAAGGCTTGCGTGCAACCCTGACTTGCACATGACCAACTTGCCGTCATGCTCGATCCATTCGCCGTCTGCCGGGACCGGCCTGCCGTCGCGCAATGTCTTGCCAACAAAATGCCACGCTCTCACAACGCGCTCCCGTTTACTCGTTTGCCTGCTCGCTTCCACACTGGCCTGCGCGGCTGCTCGCCGTTGCGCATCGGATTCAGCGGCCCGCGCGCGTTCCACGCCGGCGGCGTCCATACCTGGACGCGAGCCAGATGCTCGGCCATGTCCATGTGTCGCCACCGCAGGTGCGACGGCCGCTCGACCTCGACGCCAGGCGGTCGGCTGATCAGGACTTCCCATACCGTGTGGTCGCCGTGAAGGACGGCGAAGCGTTTGTGCGGCGTGCCGGGGAGGGGGCCGAGGGTGAAGTAGAGGTCCATCAGAACGGCGGATCGTCTTGCAGGTCGGCCATGCGCGGCGCCGGCTTCTGCGAGGCGGGCTTCTCGTCAGTCCGCGGCTCATTCAGGTACGCCCAGCCGTCCCAGCCGATCGGCACGGTCTCGAGCTTCAACGCAAAGCCGTTTTTGGTCTGCAGGATCACGCCGAGCTTGGCGTACCTGTTCTTTTCGTTGCCGTCCCGGTCGGTGTACTTGCCGGTCACCGCCGTCACTTCGTACTCGACTGCCACTTTCACTCCTCCGTCGTCTGTGTCACCTGGGTAAACAGTGCGTCCACTTCGTCTAAAAATGCTCGCGCTGCGGCCTCGCATCTCTCGATCTCCTCGGCGGCAGGCTCGAACCGCTTGATCCAGTAGTGCGGGCCGTTGACGACCCGCGGATCGAACGCCATGAAGTCGCACCACCGCCGACGGGTGCAGGCCAGCTGGAACGTCATCTGCGCCACGTACTGCGCCGGGATCTCGCCGCTTAACCGCCACGCGACGAAGTTCGGCGTCGCCGGACACTTGATCTCGAGCAACCCATCGGCGCCGACAAACCGATCCGGTGTGGCGCCGGCGTGGTCAATCGTAGGGTGCGGCACCCAGACGCCCGGCAGGACGATCTCGCCGGTCACCGTCTCGTACTCCTCGGCGGCCGGCGCCTCTTGATCAATTCCCCATTGCATTGCCTGGGTGACGAAAAAGTCCGTGGCGACGTCCGTCATCCGCTCGGCGACCAGTTGCTGCAGGTACTTGGTCCGCGCCTCGCTCGGCTTGCCGGCCTTGGTCATGGCCATGACGTCGCCCATGCGGGACGCGGTGAGCTTGCCGATCCGCTCGCGGACCCATGACGGGCTACCTTGATCGAGCACGGAGCCTCCTATGCAGCCACATTGCTGAACAGACGCCAACGGCTCCGCCGAGGCCAACAAACGGCACCGCCGGCCAACCGAGCGACACGACCCATAGCACGCTGGCCACCTCTGCGGCGGCGATGGCGAACGGCGTCACCGCGGCGGCCAGGTAGTTGCCGTGAATGACGTTCTGCTGCTGGATGCCGCGCAGGAACACGAGGGCGGCCGTAGCGAAGGCGACCTCTATCATGCCGCCTCATCCATCAGAGCATCGTCGCCGAAAAGCTCGGCGTTGTCGTTGTCGAATCGACGGCCTTCGGCGGCTGCCTGTACGTTCTTCACAGCCTGGCGGTAGTAGCTTGGCTTCAACTCGACGCCGATACCGCGCCGGCCTTGCATCACCGCCGCGTAGACCTCAGATCCGACACCCATGAAAGGCGTCAGCACGATCTCGCCTGGATTGCTCCAAAGCACGAGGCATCTGTCGATCACGTCCAACTGCAGCGGGTGAACGTGCTTCTCATCGTCTTGATCGCGCGCAGCCTTGAACGGAAGCACTCGGTTCATCCGCACGTCATCCCAGAATGCCGAGGCGTACTGTCTCCAAATCCAGTGCGACCAGCGGTTCTCCGTCTGCTTGCCTTTCCAGCCGCGGTACGAGATCAACTCGGCCGGCGGCTTGCGTTCGCCGGCGTACTCTGTTAGGCCATGCGGATGCGCGATCGGCACCGGGTTCTCACCTTTGCGGCGGAACACGAGCAGGTAGTCGGCATTGGCGACCGAGCACCGAGATGAGTCGTCGACGATCGTCTTGTGCGCCAGCGACTTCTGCAGCGTGCGGTTACGCACGGCGAGCGGCTCTTTCCAGACCGCGTAGCGGGCAATAAACCGCCAACCTTCCTTCTCGTGCAGGCGGATGATGTCTCCTGGAAAGTCGATCAGCGCATCCGTGCCGCTATTGCCTGTCGGCACGTCCATGCAATGCACCGCCGTCATCCGGCCAGGCATCGTCAGGCGGAACAGCTCGCGGACCACGAACGCGTAGTGCTCGAAGAATTGCCCGTAGTCGTCGCAGTTCGACAGGTCGCGTTCGTTGCTGCTGTAGTGGTACAGCCCGCCGAACGGCGGCGAGTAAACGCTCAGGTGAATGCTCTGCGGCGGCATCGCCTGCATGACCTCAATGCAGTCTCCTTGATAGATGGCGAAGTCTTTGGTGATCAACTGATCGGCGACAGCCATTGCGGGATCTCCTCGGTCTTGTCAAAGTGCCGCGCGCGGTCGATTGCCAGCGCGGCGTTCATCTCTGCCACCAGGCGAGAGAACATCTTGTCGGCGTTGGCGGCTTTGCGTTGCAGGTTCGCCAGCACGCCTCGCTCACCTTCCGTAGTCACGATGTCGACGCGCACCGGGCGGATCTGTCCGAAGCGCCAGCACCGCCGCACGCCCTGGTAGTACTGCTCGAAGCTGTGGCTCGGAAAGAAGGTGACGTGCGAGCAGTGTTGGAAGTTCAACCCCCACGCGCCGATCTTCGGCTTCGTCACCAGTACGCGCGCCTTGCCGTCGGCGAAAGCGAGCATCCGTTCTTCCTTGGCGTCGTCGGAGTCCTTGCCGCTGACCTGCAGCGCGTCCCAAATCATCCGTTCGAGGATGTCTCCTTCCTCGTTCAGGTGGCACCAGACCAGCGCCGGCCTGCCGGTGCCTTTCACCAGGTCGGCAACCTTCTGACACCTCTCCTCGATCGTCCGCCGGCGTTCCTCCCGCTGTTCCTTCAGCCCTGCCGCCGGCAAAGCGAACAGCATCCCGTCCGGCAGCTTGTTGTGCTCTACCAAGTGTTCCTGCTCATACAGCGGCGGCAGGATGAAGTCGTCATCGGCGAAGCCAATGTCGGAAGGCCGGCGGACGGCTCTTGCCCACGAGCACACCCATCGCCAGAACGGCAGCTCGGCGTGTCCCTTGAATCGCCACTTGATAACCTCGCCGCGCATCCGTCCGGTGGCGCTGTTATTCAGATCGTTCTTGAAGAAGCGGTTGAGCATGTCCATGTGCCCGAGGTAGCCGAGGGCTTCGCTGGACGTGCCGAGTTCGATGTAGTCGTTCGGCGCCGCGGTGGCGGTCGCCAGCAGGCGATACGGCACCTTCCGCATGAACGCGGTGATCTCTCCGCGCCTTGATCCATCAAAGCTTTTTAGGATGCTGCTCTCGTCGCAGACCACGCCGATGAAGTCATCCGAGTCGAACAGGTGCAGCCGCTCGTAGTTCGTCACCGTGATGCCGCGGTGCGCCTTGCCATCGATCGACCGGCCGGCGTCGATGTGGAACTTGGCGGCCTCGCGCATGATCTGGTGCGACACCGCAAGCGGAGCCAGCAGCAGGACGTTCTTGCCGGTGTGCTTCACC